GGAAACACCCGACGACGAGCGGAAAAACATGTTCCAGTCGCTGAACCTCCATTACATCGACTATTTGTGCAATGTCCAAGTCGTCGAGCGGGGCACGGATATTCCACGCATAGGGTGCGTGCAACTGTGCGTGGCAGTTGGATCAATCGTGCGCTACCGACAGATGATCGGGCGAGGATCACGCTGCCATCCTGCGAAGACTGATGTCTGCATTGTCGATCACGGCGGAAACGTAATGCGTCACGGATTCTTCGAGGACGATCCTCAATGGAGTTTGAACATCAGCACAAAGAAGACTCGCGAGGCCGGGACTCGTCCCACGATCGAATGTCCGAAATGCCAGGCAATCTACCGGGGCGGCAAGTGCCGGAATTGCGGCTACGAGCCAACTCCACGTGATCGGAGATCGCAGGGTCTGGAATTCGACGGATCAGAACTGAAGGAAGTTACTCGACAGGAACTGAAGACAACCACAATTCGGAGCGCTGAGGATTTGATGGTATCAGCACTCTATATCGCAGGGAAATCAGGCAGAACGTGGAGACAAGCTATCGGGATCTTCAAAGGCAAATCTGCCAAGCAGGGGACTGTGTACCACGTGCCAAAGAGGATCACCGTAGCTGGCCGCCGATACGAAATGATCCGCTACGGCGACGAGGACGCAAACCGGAGAGTCGCGGCCTTGTATCCGTTCACCGTCGGTGAGAGACACGGTGGAAACTACCTGATCTCAGAAAGAGAAACAGTTGAGACTCCGTACTGATGGCTAGTCTTCAGGACGCCGACAAGGCCGCCTTCGATGACTTCGACAAGGCCGCCATCCACAAGGCCGTGCGTGGCACGATGCACACGCAACTGCGGCACGAGACAGATCTAGCTGACCAGTTCCGGACGCTCAAAACAGTGATCGAGAGATTGGATGCGGTAGAACGTAGGATGGAATTGTGTTTCGCGGAAATCGGGCAGATCAGGGCGGACGTGGATGCGTGGCAGAAACAGCACGCAGCGCTGCACGGGAAACTGAACGCACGGCTCAAGCAACGTCTGGCGAAGCTGGAGCCGAATGGCGAGAAGCCTGCGGAAGAACGATTGGGAGAGTAATTACTAACCAGGGAGATTGAAAATGGAAGTCGTGTTGAGGATGCAGTCCTACATCGCGCACCCGTTTTGGCCAGCGCGAAACAGCTGTATCGAGATCGAAAAGAAATCGGGGGTCAACCGGCAGAAAAGCGACGAAAAGCGAGAGGCAGCCCTAAAGGCGGAATGCACCCGGCAGGGCATCACTTACAGCAGATATTTGGAACTGCGCGAGGAGGCTAAGGAGCAGTGGTATCGGCTGAATGACCGGCGAATTTACATTCCGCGACATCAAGTCTCGGGGGCCATCGTGCAGACCATCGGCGGCGCACCCAAGGCGTTGCGGGGTATGTTCGACAAGGATAACTTCCGCGCGCTGGTTCAGATCGGCGACTTCATCACGGATCTTACTGAGCCTGCTGGTTTGTTCAGCCGGTTCGTCAAACTCGAAGGGTCGAATCAGCGAAGCTTCCAGGAGAACGAGTACGTCGGCGTGTACCTCGACAAGGGCGAGCCGTTCGAGGCGCGCGGTACGATCACTCTCGAAGATCCGAAGCAGCTGGATACCGTGAAGTCGATTCTGACCACAGCGGTCGAGCGGGTGGGAATTGGCGCTGCTCGGAAGATGGGGTTTGGACGAGGTAACGTCGTGTTATTTGGCTGCTGACTTTGGCCCTGTCTATGTCCGTGGTGATGTCCGTGGCCGTGGTTGTGGCCATGGCGAAGACGAAGCTGCTGTCGGTGTCTGTGGCCCTGGTTCTGACTGTGGCCGTGGCGAATTCTGTGGCGGTGGCCATGTCGGAGACGAAGCTGGTGACGATGACCGCGGCACTGGCTGTGGCTGTGGCCGTGTCATTTGCGGTGGCAAAGACGATGCTGGTGGCAATGGTCATGGCGCTGTCATTGGCCTTGGCAATGTCGATGGAGTTGGTGCTGGCATTGGCCGAGACGAAGCTGGTGGCTATGTATGTGTCCGTGGTGATGTCCTTGGCTATGGTTGTGGCCCTGTCGAAGACGAAGCTGCTGACGTTGGCCGTGGCCGTGGCGCTGGCAAAGACGAAGACAATGCTCTTGACACGCGACTCGGAAATGAGGATGATTCAAAAAGTTGGCGGTGAATTGGCTAAGTCGCTTGTCTCAGATTGAAAGGGCTTCGTAAAATGAGAGCGACTGACTGGAACTCCGGAAGTCGTAAAGACACCGGAACGCGAAGCCCCCGGAAGCCAACCGGAGTTCCAGTCAGTCGCTTTTTTCGTTTGGCTTTCTCCGAATCGCCCGACGTGCTTGGCTGTTGGATATCTCTTGTCGAGATAGCCTGGCACGCGGGCTTTTTTTGCGCGCGTGGTGTGATGCAGGCGTGTATGTGACGGGCCTGAGTAGTGGCGTGAATCCGCTCGGTAGAGTAGCCGGGCGGGGAACGCAGCCGGGGTTGCCTTCCCCGTCTGTGCCGACCACCAAAGGGGATCAAGAGACGCCGTAAAGTCATACGTGACTAATTGCAGTTGTCGTATGGCATTTGCACCTGAGAGCCGATAATCCCTTACCCCGACTGCGCTCGTGTACAGAAGAGGCTTGTCCCAGAGCTGATCCCAGGACCATGCTGGAGTCTACCGCGTCCTGGCGTGAGCCATCACCGTGCGGAGTATCGTCACCAGGACAGAAGACGGTGGGACGGGGGGAACCAAGGAGAGGTGTGATCATGCTGTTGTCTGAGAAGATTCTGGAGAACATCCGGTGTCGGACGGCAGCAGACGCCTTGGTGGAGCTTGGACTTGACGTGTGTCGGAGCGAGCGGTTAGACCCGAGATCGTTTTGGGTAGTGGTGGCGACGAAGGCGATGGACATGGCAGGAGTCACCAAGGAGTACCACGAGCGACACGGGTTGGGGAAGACACGGAAGTTCTCTCCGATGGAAGATGACGAGAGCCGGGAGTTTGGCAGCAGGAAGATTGCGTTTGGGGTACACGAGGGTAAGCGGTACGACGAGGTTCCCATGTCGTACTTGGAGTGGTTGGCTCAGAGGCAGCAGGAAGGGATGGAGGTTGTGCGATACGTCGAGAGTCGTAGGGTACAGGCGGAAGTTTACGAAGCCTATGAGGATCTTGGTGTGGACAGTTGACTCTGGGACACGGGGGGAGTGCTGGGATGAGAACTAGGTTTTCGCATCTGACTGACAAGTTCGTACTGGATGTAAGGAGGATCATGGAGATGTTGAGACATTCACCGGAGCCGTGGAGAGTGCATCGTGCGAGCGGATCGAGCATTCCGTTGATCGTGGACAAGAATGGGCTACCTGTGGTGTACGAAGAAGGTGTGCTGACGATCGCAGACGCCCGTAGGATCGTGGCCTGCGTGAATGCGATGGCTGGCGTGGAAGTGTCAGTGAAAGGAGAGCAAGACGATGCTGGTGGTAACGCGTAAGAGTCTGGAGTCGGTGTCGATTGGTGACGACGTGGTGGTGACTGTGCTGCACGTTGGTGGTGGCGAGGTGCGAATAGGGATCGAGGCACCGAAGCACGTGCGGGTTCTAAGAACGGAGATTCTAGATCGAGCAAAGGAGCGGGAACGTGCTGCGAAAAAGGATGGTTAAGATGCCTGCTTCCAAGATGGATCTAGAGATCCGGCAGACGTTGGCGGACGAGACATTGCCCGAGTCCGTGAAGGCTCCGATTTTGGAGGAGCAGAAGCGACTGCTGCGGGCTATCTTGGAGGCTGGGAAGCCCGGGTGGCAGGACGAGATCCCGGAAGAGGTGTACGTCCATGAGCACAGTGATCCGTGCGGTGGCGTGAACGTGGTGCAGCACGGGGAGATCGAATGAGCGACACACGTCCAACAATCAAGCCAGGATTCAAAAATCGCAGCGGCTACTGGCACGACCCGACTACGAGTTGCTGCGGAGCGTACGTCGTCTACGAGTCATCTCTGGATGGCATCTACGTGCGTTGGCACGGATATGAGGGATCGTTACCGAAGTCAGCCCGGTGTGAAAAGTGCGATAACTTGGTGAAGATCAAATGAGTAAATACCAACACGATCTGAGAAACTGGTGGTGTGTGAAGTGCCGGGCGTGGCTGGCTAGCTGCGATATCGACGCGGCTCAGCGGCACCGAGAGTGCGGGACACGCTGCGAGTGGCGCGAGTATAGGATCGAATGGGCTGAGGAGAAGCGAGATGCAAAAGCCAGCAAAGCGTAAAGCGAGTACGAGGGCACTGAGACGGCAGGCAGAGGTCGCGGCCGAGCACTTCGCGGTTGAGCGGCTGAAGTGCGTGGCCATTCGTCGCGCTGTCAGGACTCAATGGCAGAAGGTCGACTTCTTTGGGGCCGACGTGCTTGGGAAGCTGCCGACGGGAGCCCACGTCTACATCCAGGTTACTACGGGTGCGAGTGGCTGCGTTAGTGAGCGGCGGAAAAAGTTGGCGGCTATCCCCTGGCACCCGTCGGACACGGTGTTGCTGCTGAACCTGGTGGCGACGGCCAGCGCGGCAAAGGGCCGGCGGACTGAATACTGGTTTCGCGTTGAGGAATTCGACTCTGTCGATGGTCCGCGAGCATGGTTTGACTGGCCAGAGTCTGTGCCTGTACCGCGGGAGTGGTTTATGGCAGGAGCCAGCGACAAAATCCCACATGAGATGTTGTCGTTCGATGATTGGCGATGATCTCGACAAACGAGGCCAAAAGCCAGATAATCGCGCTTCGCAACCATTAAGCGCCACTGAATAGTTCACAGGGGCACAAGATGATGAAGCTCTCCGACCTACCGCCGCGGCTAGTGGACGAGATGGAGGGGCTGACGCCATCCCCGGATTTCGAGTCGAATGGGATCACGATTGCCCCCAATCGCTTGGGTTCGATCGACTTTCGTCCTGCTGGGCATTTCCATGATTGGGGCTATTCCATTGGTGGTAACGAGGCTCATCGCGCGTGGCGCGATCGCATGTTTCGGGCTAATCTCCGTACGTGCATGGCTGAGTGGGTATCGCGTGGCCGGAATCCTGTAGCACGGTTCGCCCGTCGGTTGTGCACTCGAGTCATCGCTGGCGCCGAGTACCGGAGGGTGAGGCTCTGGGGGATTCGGCATTTCAACTACGAGCGTCCGCCGCGTGGTCTCGCCCGGGTGGCGTTGTACGTGTGGTGCTTTTTCGCGAGGTACTGGACGTGAAACCAACTCGCGATGACTGCTGCTGGGTGACTGCATTCTGCGGTGCGGTATGCATCCTGTGCATCGCGATGGCATGGGGCTCTGCTCAGACGGAGCGGAATGTTCTGCGCTTGGGTGTTGTAGTTCAGCCGGTTGCGCCACAGCCGGCAATCACAGTACCTGCGGAGGTGATCTCGGCCCATGATGGCGATACGGTGCTGGTCGAGGTGCGACTGCGGGCCAATGTGCGGCTGCGGGACGTGTGGGCAGCCGAGCTGCGGGACGCTGGTGGCGACGCTGCATTGGCGCACATTCAGGAGCTGACACGCGGGAAAAAATGCCTATTGTCGATTCCGCTGCTAGACGCGCGCACGCTCGGAGACATTCTGACTTTCGGCCGCGTCGTGGGCGAGATCTGGATGGACGGCGAGTGCGAGTCGGTGAACATGCGGATGGTATCCGATGGGTTCGCCACGCGGGAGAAACAGCGGTGAAAGCGTATCTCGAACCGCTGACGACGATGATCCGCGTCGTCCGGGATGACCAGCAGCTAGGTGATCCGTACACGTGGTGTGCGACTCTGTGCCGAGTCGAACAGGGCTGTGCGGAGATCATGGGTGCGATGCGCATGCCGACGCCTGAGGAATGGCACGCAATCCGGGAGGTGCTAAAATCAGCTGGGTATGATCGAGTCGTGGTGAGGTCGGGGGACGGGACGGTCCGCAAGTTTATATTCGCCGATCGCCCGGTCTGAAAACCGTGAGGATTTGCAGATGGTACGCCGATTGAAGAAGTGTTGGGATCATTTCATCCACTCGACGGCAGCCATCCTGGTCATAGGTTTCTCAGTCTCCTGCTACGGCCAGGATTGGCTGCCTCTAGCGGAGTGCGTGGTGCGGCTAGAGCAGACGCAAGGCAATGCGATCCACGGGGGAACCGGGACGGTGATCTCGGTGGACGGCGGCACGTGCTATGTGCTGACCTGCAAGCATGTAGTCGAGGGGCTGCCGCAGATGCAGGTGATCTGGCGCGACGGCCGAGAATCAACCGGGCGAGTTGTCGCTCAGGGGCAAGTCTACGATACGGCGATCTTGCGGGCTCCCTGCACTCCCGAGACGCGGTACATTGAGGTGGCCGACCAGTACGCACCCCAGGGTTCCACGGTGCAGATCCTGGGATACCGCGGCGGAAGCAGCCAGCTGATCCCGTGGCAGAGTCGCGTGTTAGGGTACGAAAACAGCCAGTACAGCCGTATCCAGATCGAGCCGGGCTCGGGCAGGGGCGACAGTGGTGCGCCGATGCTCTACGGCGGCCGCCTCGTCGGGATCGTGTCTGGCGCGCAGCTCGACGCGCGATCGCGGCCGATCAACACGCACGGTCCCTATTGCACGCCGATTCGCACTCTGCTGAGGATGGTGCTTCCACACGGAATCGTCGCGAAGCTCGACGCTCGCCGGGCGATGCGAGCTAACTGTCCGCCGGGCGTCAATTGCCCTCCTGGGGGCACGTGACCGACTACGCCAGGGTGGCAGGTCGTGCCACCGCGAGTGCAGACAGGCTCCCCGGTACCGAGCGTACTACCACTACCTGGATCGATTGGCGCGCTGGCGCCGATCGTGGAACCATTGCCTCCGCCAGGCAGCGCGCCTCCATCCGAGCCAGCCGGACGTAGCACCGGTGATCCCGGGCCATCCGGCAGCTCTCCGGCTGGTTCGGATTGGTCGGCGGCTGTGGGCCAGTATTCCGCATCGCTGAAGCGGCTCGAAGTTGCTGTCGGCTCCGTGCAGGTGGCCCTGGCCAAGATGCCGGACAACAGCGCAGCGATCAGCTCAGTGATCGCATCGCAGAAGCGGCTCGATGAGCAGATCCGAAAATCGATCGAGTCTCAGACGGGAATCCAGGCTGGATTGACGACTGTGGCGGGCAGAGTTGCGGACTCTGTAGCCGTCACGAGCGATACCAAATCAGCGACTACATCGCTGGCTGAAATTGTAACACGAACGATAGCGAAATCTGAATCTATAACCACTGCGGCGATCAAAGATTTAGCAGCCGGCATTCCGGCTGTGGCCCCCTGGTGGTTGCTGCCTGCCCAGGCACTCGGGCTGACTGGGCCGCTGGGGGCGGCCGCCGTGGCGATTACGTGGCTGGTATCGAGGCGAGTGGGTAGGTCTGGGAAAACCTCAGGTGCGGTAGGGAGCGGGGCCACGGAGGTGGCCCCGCGTCCCTTTCTGCCCTAGCGTTCCGACTCAACCGGCACCCACGACGCTGACGGCACAACCTGGTGACACGGTCACGACGACTGGACACGGGCCGATCCGGGTGGTGACTGTCGACAGTCCAGCGCCTCCGCAACTCTCAATACCGGAGGTGCGATGGCAAAGCTATGAGACCGACAGGTACGCAAAAGCGCATGCTGAGGCGGCCGCTCAAGTTGGACGGAAATTCCCGAATGCTGTACCATATCTGGAGAGCGAGCGGGAATTGTTGAAGCAGTACCTGGCTAGTTGAGGAGAACTCGGATGGTTACGAACACTGACGCGGTGTTGTGGTACAACGTGGGAATCTTCGGGCAAATCGGCTATGGGGTGCCGAATCCAAGCGATGATGTGGGGAGCCTGAATCCAAACATCATTGATCTGGTGAACGTGATCGGCAGGAACCTGTTCAATATCATGCACCACGAGGATGTGGACTTGCGGATTCCGCCGAGCATCAACACGCTGCGGCGGGTGCATCGGCTCTACATTCGAGCCGGTCAGATCCTCGCCGGCAATGCTGTTCCGCCCGGCCAAAACAACATGGAAACGAATCACGTCAACCCGGGCGGCGAAGTTTTCAAAGTCTACCCGGTGCCGTTTTTCAAGGTCCGGAACCGCTTCCTGAAACGCTGGGCCAATTGGACTATGATGTCGTTGGCGGAGTGCATGCAGTCGACCGAGAATCGGAAGGCCATCGAGATCTCAACGCTGTTCGCGGGCCAGATCGGCCAGTATTTCACGCGGACCTACCAGAACATGGCGATCGAGCTGTTCGGAAAGACGCAGGAGGAAGCGCGGCGTCCGGGATTCCTTCTTACCGAGGCTGATCTCACTGGCTATGAGCCGGAGAAGTTTTTCACCTCGGTCGAGATGACGGACACGGTTCCGGCGTTGAACTACGTGCTGACGGAGGATCGGCTGAAGGTTCTCAGCGAGGGGATCAACGTCACCGACCTGCCGGCCCTGCAGCCATGGCCAGTGAACCTCACTACGTTCTACTCCGGCCAGGCTGCTGGCGGTGCTGATGCGGGATCTACCGCTGGGGCGTCGGGCCAAGGCGGGACGGCATCGGCAGCCGTGATGCCCGCCGCGCCTCAGCCGTAAGTGATCTCTCCCTTGGTGTGTCCGGCCTGGCAGGGATGCTAGGCCGGAATTTTAGATGGTGAGGCGGCAGAACAAAGGGCCGATGATGGATTTCCAAGTCGTGGGGACACTTATCGGAAACCTCGGAATCGGCGCGATCCTGGCGTGGTATCTGTGGTACACGACGTCGATTCAGCAGCCGCGCCAGAACGCAGCGCAGAATGAAATCGTGCGCTCGATAGTCGATGGATTCCGCGCCGATATGACTGTCGAGCGCGACCATCGCAATGGTCTCTGCGATGCCGTGCGGGAGTTGACGGCGGAAATGAAGCAGCGGCCGTGCTTAGCAAGGCAACAGCAGCAAGTAGAACCTCTATCGACTCTCTAAGTCGTTTGCGAGCAAGTAGATGCTAAGCAAGCATGCTACAACGCCCCAGAATGCGATCGCAGGCCACATGTCAGTGTTCCGTTGGCAGTTCCTCTCGTCACAGACCTGGATCGGCGTCAGAAGTGACGTTAAATCCGTCGAATGTTCCCCCGCATTCCGCCTCGTTGAAGTATCTCCGAACATCTGCCATAGATCCGTGCGGGTTTCCGTCCGGATCGACGTAGGCCGGTTCGTTTCTCTCTACTTGCGACTCAGATGCCTTCTCAATTGCTGCGCGAGCCGCGTCCCAGCGTTGGGCCGCGTCGTCTGGTCCTGGTAGTCCTTCGATGTGTCGTTCAAACATATCGACCATGTCGCGCAGGACAGTCAGTAGTTCGCGTGCCTCTAATGTCAGTGTCATGATCTCCCTCATGGTAAAATGGGTAGTATGTGAACTGCCTGTAAACGGCTGTGAGTGGTTTTGCTCGCTGGGTGGTCTTCCCAGCGTCTCTACGATCGATTTTGGCGCGTCATCGATTCGCGATCATCGCGGAGAACTGACGGCTGCTCTGGTCGCAGTCGGTAAACAGTATCCCTCGCCGTCCGATACGGCCGCGATAGTGGTCCTCGCGGCACACCGCCAGCGGGGTCTCGTAGCCACCTCCCTCTAGCCTGCCTCCGTCGTATTCGGCGGCTGATTTCAGCGATGAAAAGAGCCTGAAACCCGCGTTAGTCTGGATTACGTAGCCTTGGGCCATCTCGGTCTCCTTTGTGTTTGTGCCCGCACCGCGCGGGCCGTCAGCGTATCTCACATCACTCTGCGAGGTATCGCGCCAATTGAGCAGCTCTGCGGATGCTCTCTATTCCGCCGAGCCGCGGAAAGCGCGAAAGGAGGTACCCGTACCGGTCGTCCTTCTCCCAGTCGGAGACATCCTCTAGATTGGTCTGCGCATAGTCCAGCTCATCCGCGACTAACATCAGGCGGCGGCGGAGATCGCAGCAGCGATCGAGTCCGCGTGCTGCCTGACTCAGCTCTTCTTGTGTCATTTTCTCCACATCAGTTCTCTTGTTATCCCGCACCGCGCGGGCCGTCGGGGTTATTTTCGCCGCGTAATAGGCGGCGTCCTCTGCGTCCATGCGGGCCTTCCGTACCGCCCGCTCTGTTGCTTCTCGGGCTAGCCGATCGCCGGCTCGCTCAATTTCGATTTCCCCGGCATCGCGGCCTGGCAGTTTCACGTGTGCGAACGTACGTCCATCCACCGTCCTGCAAGTGACCGGCGAGTCCGCCGGCACCTCGATATCGAGCCTTCGCTCGACATTGTAGGCGGTCCAGCCCGGACCGCAGATCGGGAGACCCGCCAGACGTGCGGCCAGCTCAGTGGCCTCGATTTCACGAGCCGCTTTCTGCGCGGCTTCCGCCGCTTTCTGCGCGGCTTTTTCGCATCGGCATTTCCCGTCGGCTCTCCAGTAGGAGGCGCCAGAGTCCCGATACCCGTGTCCGTCAGAACTTGGTACGGATCCAAAGTCCTGCCATGTCTCGGTCCATTCAGCGCCGCATGTGGGGCACGTCACTTGTCGTTGTCTGTACATTTGTCTTTCCTTTATTCTGCCCGGACAAGCATCCGGGCTCGCATTTCTATGGTGGACGAGTCTTCTCTGGTCCGGTACGTGGCCGCAGCCATGACCGCCTGCAGCCGGCGTCGTGCGTGGGCCGGATTTCGGCCGAAGCACAACACCGTCTGGGGCTCGTACTCACATTCATGGTACGACCCGTTCCAGCCGTCGTTGTACCGGGCGTATGCCGGGAGAGAATTTTCACTCTCCGCCGTCAGGGCCATGCCGCTGAAACGCACGGCCGCCCAGGCGCGAGCCCGCTTGTGGGTTGCTCCGACCAACTTGTAGCCGACTTCGGCTATGTGTTTATCGGCTACCTTTTTCCCCCAAGCTGCGGTCATTTTCGCTTTCCTTCCGCAGTAATAGCAGGTGACCACCACCAGCCTCATCAGATAGTATCCTCTCTTCTTCGCTGTTGTCAATAGCTTGATCATCGAGAATTTCAGGAATAGTTGTAAGTGCTTATCAGCCCAGGGGATATTCTTCCTCCTTAGTGAGACTCAGTCTCAATAAGCTCCTGAAGCCATTATGCGCACCAGCCAGCCAGAGCCCGATCCACTCCCTGCCCAGCCAGCTGCCAGCCCGGCATCTATACTGTGCTGCCAGCCGGCCAGAGCCAGCAAATACCGACCTAGATCCCGATGCCTTGATTCCACGCGCTCCACGAAGCTGAACACCCCACCCAAGCCAGGATCGAGGATACCGCCGAGCAGAAGGCATTGCTGGCCAGTGTGCCCTGTGTGTCGTGGCCTTGGCCTGGCGGCCTGCGCGATCCATAGGCAGACACCTGCCCCCTGGTGTCAGGCCATGCGGCGAGCGTGCGGAATACGCTAGCCGGCTAGCGTATGGCGTGAGTAGAGCAACGGTTTGCCAAACCGTTGCTCACGCTACGAGATGCCCCTGGGTCCCCCTCGGCTCCGGGAATCGGACCGGCCCCGGCCGGCCACAGCCATCTCGGCACACGTAAGTACCTTCCTATAATTTGCGGGAGAAACGGGGTAGTATCAGGATGATGGGAGAGGAGTTTGAGGATGAGAGAGGAGTAAATGGTGATGTCAGGAAGGGATTTGGAACAGCACAGGGAGTACATGCGGGAGTGGCGAGCTAAGCGTAGGGAAGGGAAGTTGTTGACGGAGTTGCCGAAGGAATGGGAGGGGTTACCGGAGCATGTGGAGGCGTGGGTGGAGGGTGAGTGGGTGCATGCGAATTGTTGGTCGATGACAAAGCGGATGCCGGATGGTGAGATGCGGATAGACTTTTCGAGGGCGTTGAGCAGGGCGCCGAGCATGGGGGCGATTAACTTGTTGCAGGTGGCGGTGGAGGACAGGCGGGTGTTTGAGAGCATGATCAGGCCGAAGTTATTGGCGATGCAGAAGGAGGTGAGTAACGAGAGGGTGAAGGAGAAGCGGGAGCGGAAGAAGATCGAGGAGATCGAGGAGATATTGAAGCAGTTTGACGAGGTGGTGTGATGGGTTTGCTTGACAGGGTACCGAAGGACGTGAAGAAGAACGTGGAGTGGCGTCTGCGGATATTGCGGGCGGCAGCGGTGGACAGGGGATTGCAGGAGGATGTGAAGCAGGCGTGTTTCGAGGACGTGTTGTTTTGGTTTCAGTTTGCGGGATGGTTGTTTGAGCCGAGAGCGTTGCACAAGGTTATTCCGTTTGTGACGTGGACGCATCAGGACGCTGTGATCTTGGCGATGGATGGAGCGATAAGTGAGAGCGAGCGGGAGGAGAAGTCGATTGATGTGATATTGCCGAAGAGCAGGGCACAGGGAGCGACGTACATTTACTTGATGATTTTCTTGAGGAGATGGTTGCGGGACGTGAAGTTTACGGCGGGGTTGGTGACGAGGAACGAGCAGTTGGTGGACTCGAAGACGGACTCGGACACGTTGTTGTGGAAGTTTGGATGGTGTTTGGACATGCTTCCTGGATGGTTGCAGCCGGAGGGGGGTTATTATCGGAACATCGTGGATCACACGTTCATGAACCCAGTGAATCAGGCGACGATCACGGGTTACGCGGCGACGGATGATTTGGGACGAGGAGGTCGTCGGACGGTGTTTGCGATGGACGAGTTTGGGTCGGTTGATTTCATAAAGGGAGGTTCGGATTACGCGGCGTTGGATGCAACGCAGTATGTGACGAACTGCCGGTTTTTGGTGAGCACGTATGGGGCGGACAGGGGAGCGTTTTACGAGGTGGCGAGGAACTTGGATTACACGGCGTTGAGGCTGTGTTTGGACTGGAAGGACAACCCGGTTCAGAGTCGTCTAGCGTACAGGCAGACGGACTATGGAGCTGTGTTGCCGGTAAGGCAGGAAGAGACGAATGCGGTGCTGGAGTATGTTCAGGCGCACAAGGATTTGCTGCGGAGATTGGCGAGACGTGGTCACGTTATGGTTGGGAAGACGCGGAGCAAGTGGTATGACATGCAGTGCAGTCGGCCCGGGGCGACACCGCGGAGCGTGGCGAAAGAGTTGGATATGGACCCGCGTGGCGCGGTGGGTAAGGTGTTCGACATGGACGTTTTGGATCGGATGACGAAGGAGTGTTGCCGTCCCGCGGTGTGGCAGGGCAAGCCATCGGTGGACGAGGAGAGGGGTGAGGTGCTGAGTTTGATTCGTCAGGATGGCGGCCCGTTGAAGTTGTGGTGCCAGCCGACGATTGAGGGAAATGTTCCGCCGGGCAAGTACGTGCTGGGATGTGACATTTCAGCGGGCGGTGTGGGGTTGTTTTCCAGCAACTCCGTGATCGTTGGGATCAACGTGTTGACGGGCGAGCAGACGTTCGAGTACACGGTGAAGGGGATGACGGCGATCAAGTTCGCGAGGGTTGCAGTTGCGGTTGCAAGGATCTTTGGGAATGGATATCTGGGCTGGGAGGCAACGGGACCGACAGGCACGGCGTTCGAGCGGGAAGTGATGGAGATGATGGGGTACTACAATGTGTACTACAGGGAGCGGACGCAGGGGATCACTGTAAGGTTGGAGAAGAAGCCTGGCTGGTGGAACGGAAGTGACGACGACAAAGGGATGTTGTTCGAGCAGTTATGTGCGGCGATGGACGAGGGCCAGTTCATTCCGCGGTCGGACGAGATGATAAAGGAATGTGGTGAATACGAGTGGAACGACACTGGTAAGATCGTGCACGCGCCCACAAGGATTCGCGGTGCGAGTGCCAACAAGGCGCATGGAGATAGGTGCGTGGCGGGGGGGGTGGCGAATCTGTTGTACATGGAGAAGATGCAGGGTCGCGTTGACAAGGTGGAAGAACAGCGTCAGGATGTCAAGTATGGGACGTTGGCATGGCGGATGGAGAAGTTTGGTCAGAAGAAATACGATGATGATGGTTGGGGGCACGAGATGACGTTGGCGGAGGTTGTGGGAGATAGAGCATGAGCAGACGAACTGTACTGGCGTTTCTGGTTGGAGTGCTGTCGCGAGTGCTTCCCTTCAGGAAAGAGAGACGGTGGACGGGAGATCGCTACCGTGTGAGTCTTGCTGAGTTGCAGAAGCGAGAGGATCTCGACCAGAATGTCGTGTGTAAATTGAGTGAGAGAAAGCCATGACGGACTGCCGTGTGCCGATTGGCGGGCTGCATGCCAACTACGTGTTCGATCCGCTGGATGACATTACTGTGTTTGAGCTTGCCGAGTCGATGACGCTGATTCTGGTGGCGCCGATGACGGCGATTACCCGGCGTCCGCAGCCGTGGGCTGATATCGCGTTCGCGACGTTAAGCGAAGGTGCGAGGAGACACTTCAAGGTATTCCCGCTGAGCAAGCTGGTCTTGCCGAACTAACAGCCACGAAAGCCGGCCCGGCCAGGCTGGTGATCGAGACATGTCTACTGCTAGGAGACTGAACAAGGATACAGGGTAACCGCCGTTTGCGAGTGTGGAAGAGAGGTATCCGACACGCTGTATAGTTTCAAAAAGAGAAAAACGTGTGGTCATCCAGGTTATGTTCGCCGACATGAACGACGAAAGAACTCGGATGGTTACATCATGAATGGGGCAGTACGTGAACATCGGCGTGTGATGGAGGAACATCTTGGCAGAAAATTGTTGACAAACGAAATTGTTCACCACGTCAACGGAGACAGGACAGATAATCAAATCGAAAACCTAGTCGTGATGGACAGGGGCGCACACAGCAAGAAACACTTCCGGCTACATGAGTACCGTAACCGTCTGAAAATAGAAAATCAGGAACTAAAGGCACAGCTCAGGATGGTCAAACAGAACATCCGAGCGATGTGTAATAACTAAACCCCAAAGGACAATGCCGGCCAGCGTTGTGCTTTTGACAGAACCCCCTCAGTCCTGCTAGCAGGAGGGCTGAGGGGGTTTTCTTTTGGGGTCAGTGTTCAGGGGAAGGTTGACATGCCGATCGACTTTGGCAGACGGACGGATCGTGAGAGGCTGCACAAAGCCATCAAAACGTCTCGTGAGGCTATCATTCCGTTCCGCGACGTCCGCATGGAGATCGAGCGGGAATACGTTGGATCGTGGTACTCGAAGAAGGGTGCCCGCCTGCCGACGATCGTCAACAAGCTGAACCAGACTGCGACGATCTACTCTACGGCCTTGGCGTTCGACAATCCGACGTACCGTGTGACGACGTTTGACACGTCTCTCTGGCCGTTCGCCCGTAAGTTCCAGGTGAACATCAACAGGTTGGTGAAAAACATCGACTTGAAGACGACGCTTTTCGCCGCGGTGATGGATGCTTTCTTTCTGATTGGCGTGTGCAAGGTGCGGATGGCTGACGCTGGGTTTGTCGAGACGGAAGACAATGTGTGGGTCGATCCTGGCAAGCCGTGGGTGGATAGGGTGTCGATAGACGACTTGATCGTGGACATGACGGCGAAGGACATCCGGGCGATGCGGTTCATGGGAGATCGCTACCGGGTGAGCTTGGAGCGGGTGAAGAAGCGAGACGATTTCGAGACGAAGGTCGCGCGGCAGTTGACGGCGACATCGAAGCACAACATCGACGCGGATAGCTACTACGCCCAGCAGATCGGCTCTGGTGACGCGGTGGATGATGACGAGTTGGAGCCGATGATCTGGCTGGAGGACGTGTACATCCCCGAGACGCAGGAAGTGGTGACGTGGTGCCCGACACAGGAGAGTCTTGGCCCGCTGAAAGTCTTGGATTGGGACGGCCATCCTCAGGGCCCGTACAAATACCTGAGTCTGGGACTGGTGCCGGACAACATCATGCCGACGACTCCGGCCCAGGTCCTGAAGGCGTTGCACGATCTATCGAACCGGCTGTACCGGAAGATCTCGGGGCAAGCCCAGCGTCAGAAGAACATCGTGGCCTATGCACCGGGCGCGGAGGATGATGCAGACTTGGCGCGGAAGGCCGTGGATGGTGGATATTACAAGTTCCGTGATCCCAAGACTCTGACTCCGCTGAACTTCCCTGGAGTCGATGGGAACACACATGCCTTCTTTATTGCCGCCCAGGAGGTTTACAACGTCCAGGCCGGCAATGAACGAGTGATCGGCGGACTTGGTCAGACGGCAAGCACATTGGGCCAGGAAGAGATCATTCAGGGCCAAGCGGGACAGCTCATTTACAAGATGAAGGGGGCGGTGAACAACTTTGCCGCGGAGATCGGCCGGGAGATTGGCGGGTTGATGTACAACGACGAGTACCTGGAGATCAACTCGTCAATGGAAGCAGAGAACACGGGCGTCTACGTGGACTCTTCGTGGAGGCCGGGCGAGCGTAAAGGGATTCTCGACTACTACGACTTTTGCGTCGAGCCGAACAGCATGGCGTATAAGTCGAACGAGACCACGTTCCAGAAGATTGTGCAATACGTGCAGTTGGTAGGAACGGTGTTCCCGCTTGTGCAGGCGGGCGTGTTGGACGTTCAAGAGCTGACGAAGCTCGCGTCAGAACTGCAGAACATCCCCGATCTGGTGCGGATCTTCAAGTTCATGAATCCGGAGGCGATGAAGGCGGACCAGCATGCCGCGACGAAGCCGCCGGTGACGAGCCGGGAGACGGTGCGGAACAACGTGTCGCAGGGACCGCAGGGTCAAGGGATGCAGCAGGTAATGGGGCAGATGATGCAGGGTCAAAACGCTGGAATTACGGTGGGTGCGTAGTCCGCAAGTCCTCATTTTGAGGACTTGCAGAAAACTGCCGAAAAACTACTGATTTTGAGTCATGGCAGCAACATCGAAGTGGCTGACGAAAGTGGGTGGCGAGACGCTGTGGCTCACGCGTGAGGAGCAAGCTGCGTTGTGTCTGCCGAAGCCGCGCGGCCGGGCGGGGGCACCCGCCATTCGGGAGAAGAAGCCGTTGAAGTCTTTGAGTGCTTCGTGTCATCGAAAGCAGGTGGGCTTGATGCGTGATGCGATGCGGGCACACGGAATTTCAGGGGCACAGTGGGACAACAACGGAAAGTGTCAGTTCACTTCCAGGCGGGCTCGGGCGCGGGCGATGAAGGTCATTGGCCCGATGCTCAATTTGGGTCCGCTGCACGATAACGACGGAGGATATGGAGATGGTTGACATGGTCGAGAGCGTTGGGACGATCATGGAGGATCTGCAGGCGGAGATTGCTGGAAAGATTCAAGCGATGAAGGAAAGAATTGTCGACTTGCTGGCAAAAGCAACAGAAGAACTCAAACACGCAAATCAGTAGGAGATCGAGATGGCTGAGAGTGCAACACTTGAGCAGGAAACCAGTGAGTGGGCGAAGTTGACACCTGAGCAGCAGGAGACGGAAGTTTCCCAGGCTGTCGAGTCGACGCGTGAGAAACGCGTAGAGCGAGCCGTCGCCACTGGCGAGTATAGACCCGAACAGGAAACACCCGATGAATCAGAACGAAAACCCGTCCCCGACGACGAGACTCCCGTCGGTGACGATGCCGCCAAAACGCAGGATGACGACGCTGAGAAAGGCGCTGGCGAAGGCAAAGAAGACGGCGAGGCGGGAGAGCCTGAAGCAGAGGCTTCGGAGTGGCTCGACCAGGAGACTCGCGACTTTGCAGCAATGATGGGCCTCTCCGGCACGGAACTGTCGGAGTTCGGCTCGAAGGAAGAGTTGGAGCGTGCTCTACGGATCATCGACAGGAAGGCGTTCGAGGCAGGCACGGCTGCGACTCCGAAGGCGCCAGAGACACCATCCACGTCACAGGCGCTCGCTGATGCTTTTGCAGACCTGCAGAAGTACAAGGTTGGCGATGACTTTGACGAGGGTGTGGCGAAGCCGCTGAACAGTTTCGTCGATGCTGCGGTGGCGCAGATCAAGGACTTGCAGAACAGGCTGGGTTTCTTCGAGCAGCAGGGCGTGCAGACAGCGGTAGCCGAGACTCGGCGAGAGGCGTCTGCATCCCTGCAAACGCTGGGGTACTCCGAGCTGTTCGGTAAGCCTGGCGAGACGCTCACCCCGGAGCAGGCCAAGAACATCGAGCGGGCGATAGATGCCCACTTCGTGCATGCGCGAGGTCTGCTGCAGTCCGGTCGGCAGGTAGCTCCAACTCCACAGTTTCTCCGCGCCGCCGTTAACTTGGAGTTCGGCGACGAATTGAAGAAGATCGATCAACGACGGACGACCGATCGGCTACGCAAGCAATCTGCAAAGAAGCTGGGCGGAAGCTCGGGCAAAACCTTGTCCGCTGCGGAAAGAGGTTTGTCATCTCTCGAACGTCTGAAGCAAGACCCAGAGATTGACGCTTTGTGGAACCAATCCGTGGCCGAGAATCACGGTTAGGAGTCTTTTGAATGCCATACCTGAACATTGACCAAGTGGACGACTTCGTGGAAGCCGTCTTGAAAAAGTACATCAAGCCGGACTGGAAGGACATCTCGATGCCCTTGCAGAAATTCTGGTTTGCGGAGCGGCTGTTCTCGAAGGCCGCGGCGGACGAAATGGAAGGCCCGCAGGTCGAGTGGAAGCTGCAGATCAACAACCCTGAAAACTTCAAGGTGACGGGTCTGTATGCGGACGACACGACCTCGCGTGTGAACCTCTTGACGCACGGCAACATGAAGTGGTCACAGAACACGACGAACTACACCTACGACATCACGGAGCAGGTGTTTCGCTCGGGCAAGACGCAGATCCTGAACTACCTCGATGTTCAGGAGCATGCGATGTACAACGACTACTTCAAAGGCATGGAATTGTTGATGATGGGCGGAGGACCGACATCACCGACTCAGGCTCCGACTCCGCCGTCGAGTCTGCTGTGGTGGATTCAGCCCTACGTGTCAGGGACATCTCCGACCACATTGACGGTGGGCGGCACGTCCAACAACTTCGGCGGGATGGACCCGACGGGGTTCTCAGCTGTGGGGACGGGTGGGATTTCCTGCACCACGTATTCCGGCTGGCGGAATCGGTGTGGCGTGTATAGCGTGTTTGAACAGGATGACGCGATCGACACGATCGTGGAGTGCATGGACAAGTGCCAGTTCATGCCGGCCCACGCGTACTCGGAGCTTGTCCCCGGGAAGCCCCAGTGGGAATTGCTGACGACGTACAGCCGGCTTAAGTTGGGCAGGCGGTTGGCCCAGACCGGCAATGACGATCTCGGCAGCGACGTGGCGAAGTACAAGGACACGGTGTTGATCCGTGGTACTCCGCTGGTGTGGATTCCGGCCTGGAGCAATCAGACGTTTGGGGCTGCCAGGACGGATGGCGTGGTCTTGGGCGTGAACTGGTCGACGTTCAAGTACTACTTCGCAGCCGGACTACGGCAGGTGAAGCGTCCTGCGTACCAGGACAAGGACAAGCACAACGTACGCTGGAGAGTGATGGACGACAGCGGGCAGATCGTGTGCTTCGACCGGCGTCAGAATTTCAACGTCACTTGCACCGCGACCGTGACCGAGCAGGACTAAGAGCGAATGCTCAAAATGAGCATTCGGTCGGCGAGTTCACGTTAACAGCAATTTCCAAGGAGTTTTTCAATGCAGAGACCAAAACTACCCGAGTCGGAAGGGTTCGGACTTAGCCCTGAGATTTGGGGAAATTTCCCGTATGAGTCCATTTTCTCGAAGGCCGATCGCAATATCGGCTATGGGTTCTTCGACGACTTCACCGACTTTGGTGGAGCATTGTCAACGAACGATGGCCAGTATTGGTCGGAGGGAAATCGGTACTTGTCCTATCAGACTGCGTCGACGTTCATCGTTCCGGTGGCCGATAGCAGTGCCGCGACGACGACGGCTGCCATTCATCACGGAGCCATCAAGTTCTCTCCAACGTCTGGTGTGGCTGACAACGACATCATGACGTTGCAGCTTGGAGGTCAGTTGGCAACGCCATACGGGGCGTTCCCGTACAACGTGTGCCCGTCGGTACTGTTATCCAGAGATCTGGCATTCGAATGCCGGATGAAACTGTCGGACTCGTCGGCGTCGATCGGCGATTTCTTCATTGGTCTCGCGGGTGCGGCGGGCGTGCAACTGATGACTGCCGTGCTCCCGATTGCGGACGCCGACACGTTGGGTACGACATTCAGCATGCTCGGGTTCTCCAAGCTGGGAGCGGATGCTGATTTGGCGTATCTGACCTACGAGCGGGCATCTGGAACAGTTGCCCGTACTAGGCAGGCCGCAACCTTGGTGGACGACACGTACATCAAGCTCGGGTTCAGGTGGTATGCTGCGGACAAGCAGTTGCGTGTCTACGCTGACAACACTGAGGTGTCAGCATGCTTCTTGACCAGTGCGGTTACCGGCACGGCAGGCACAGGTACTACTCCGTGGCCCAACGACTACATGACGCCGATTTGTTGCTGCAAGCAGATTGACGGAACGACGGCACAGGTCCTGACATTGGACTGGTGGGCGTGCTCTCAGCTGCTGTAGGTGGTGATTGTGTGAGCGAGCCTGCCGGCCGGTACAATCTCCGCCGGCTGGCAGGCCGTTCTCTGAAAGTGCATGATGACGGCCTACACCGCAATATCGAGCGGGAACTGGAACGCCACGACGGGCGTGTGGAGTCCCGACGGCAGTTACCCTGGGCAGAATCAGGCGAACGACACCGTCGACATCAGCACCTACACGATCGCTTTGAACGTCTCGCCGGCCTTCAAGCTGGCCTCTATCACGGTGAGCAGTGGGCGGATCACCGTCGCGTTAGCCGATGCCAGGACGCTCTTGTGCGGGACAATCTCTGGGGGGACGGACACCGTCTACGGAACCCTGCATGTGACGGGTGCCAGCGGAAGTTTCCAGGTTGGGAACATTTCTAACCTCTGCACGATCACGGGTGGCGGGACCGATCATGTCAGTCTGAAGAACGCCGGCACGGGTGGCACGGTCACGGTCTATGGATTTATCAATGGGGGCACGGCTTCGGGCGGGTACGGACTTACCAACGGGGTGTCGGGTGGTTCACAGGTAGTTGTTCTCTACGGCGGGGCATTGGCCACCACTTCAGCTTCGGCCATCACGAATGGAGGCGTGATGGAGGTCTACGACGTGTCCGGTGGAACGAATACGATTACCGGAGCGGCAGGAAACTACGGGATCGACAACAACGCTGATTTGACGATCGGTACCGTGACAACGGGCATGGCGCTGCACGGCGGTGTGGGCGCCACGGCTGCTGGCGTGCGGAATCAGTCAGGGGCTGGGCGAACGGTCAACATGACTGGGGGCACCATCACGGGCGGTTCGGCCGACTTGTCCCGTGGACTCTTTAACGCCTCGGATGAAGCCAGCAGCGTCATCACCAGCGTGACCATCACGGGCGGATCGTACGCTACCGCTTATGGTCTGCACAACACGGGTACGATCCAACTCATCACTTGCACCGAAGTCGACATGACCGCCCCCGCGGTCTACAACACGGGGACGCTCATCAGCGACATTGCCGACATAT